TAATGTAATATTCGTCTCTCTAGGTAATTGGTTGCTGCATTTGAGGTTGCCATTATATTCTCCTATGTTCTCGGTCTTGAGGGTAGACCAACTCTGTTTGCATCTGTATTTTCTCTTGCTTCTCCAAAATCTTTTAATCTTTCTAAATACTGCGAATATAAACCATTATAGCTTTGTATAACATCAGGCTCTCCTTTCATAAAAATATAGGCTTCCACAAGAGAGCCATAAAGTAAAGCAAAAGGAGCATTCGTACTAATCCAAGTTGTTCCACTATCAGCTCCAGCAGTTAAACTTGCTGGTCTATAAAAATAGTGTAATTCTACAGCGTAGTTACTATCAGGAGTAGGTGCAACAATAAAATTACTTATATCAAAAGAAGCATAGTATTTAGGTGTTCCAGTTGTACCAGCCGTAGCGTATTCTCTTATATAGTTTGTATCTTTTTGAAGTAAAAAACTCTCTGACCCAGACGTTGTAATTTGTAAAGAAAAGGAAGCTAGATAATCCGAAGGAAAAGATAAAAAAGGATCTGACGATGTAAATGCAGTTGTGACGTTTTTTCTAAAATAATCTAAATCAACAGTTTTTAATATTTTTTCTTCTGCAGCTTTGATAAAATCAGGTAAGTGCGAGACAAAAGTTGTCTCAGCATTATCTGTGTAATCTTGTATAGCTGTTTTTAATGTAGCTAATGTAAAACTCATTTATGCTCCCAACGTAACTGGACCAGCAGTTGCATTACGCCCACCACCATTTACACTTCCTATTAATGATGTACCACTACTTGCAGTAAAAGTATAGGTATTATCGTCAACTTTAGTTATACTATAACCGTCTGCTTTTTCCAAAACAGCTGTTGTAAACCCATCAAAACCAACTATATTTCTAAATCGAACGGTATCACTGCTAGATCTTCCATGACTTTTTTCTACGACTGTAATTACGCCACTGCCAGAACTACTAGATAAAAAAGGATTTAAACCTAATAATATTTCAACAGTGCTTTCTGTTTTTACATCAGGTCTACTCTCTCGTAAAGACTGTGGATCTATAACCGTTCTATGTGGGTCAAGTTGTTCATGCTTTTCCTCGTATTCAGAAATATGTACTACAGAACCATTCCATTCCTTTATTCTTTGTCTATAGGGAAAACGCATACCACTTCTATCAGATAAAAAGAAAGCATGTTTTCCACTTGCAAAAGCCATTAGATATACCTTTCATAAGGTAAAAGTTTTAAACTAGTTCTATCTCTATCTTCTGTTGCTGCTCTATCAAATTCTTCTTCATAAATCGCTTTTAAAGTAGTAATTCTATCTGGAGCTTTTTTTATAGATAAATAATAAGCTAATCCTGCAGTAAGGCACGGATAAAACCTAAACGGTACGTCTACAGTATTAGTTGCAGAATCTGCATCTTCTATTCTTGTAAGTCTATCATAAACTAAACTATATGTTGCATTTGGTGTTGGATATAATCTTATTTTTGGTACAATTTGTCTATCAATATAAAACTGAGTAGGTCTTGACTCGGTTAACTTACTAGAAATATTTAAATAAGTATCTCTACCTATTCTAGTAATAGCTGTGTCTGTTTGAGATGATGTTCCTGCGTTTTCTCTTATTACAGCAGATAGTACGTCTATTGTGTCTGCTGCCAAAGTGTATTCTGTTGTGCCGTCTGTAATAGTTGTAGTAGTTTGAGTAATAGTCCATCGGTTCAAGCCACGATTTGCCCAATCAGCAAAAAGTAAATTTAATGATCGTTTTGCCGTTTTTAAATCGTAGCCTGTTCTTATTTCTAAACCACACCGTTCAAATGCTTCTTCAATATAATCATCTACGGCAAGTTCAAAATCAGATGAACCAGAAGTTGCCATTACTTCTTACCTTTTTTATCCATGTAGCCACCCATAGCCATTTTTCCGACATAGCCACCACCCATGTAGCCACCCATCATTTTCTTTTCGATCTCACCGTCCATGTAGCCACCCATAGCCATTTCAGTAACATCCATAGATTTTCCTGGATTTAGTTCTTCAATTATTTGCATTGCTGTAGCGACATCTTTATCTGTCAGCTTTCCAGTTTCCCTTGATTTAGCTAAAGCCATTGCCTTGTCTAATTTACTTTTTACTTTTCCTGACATTCCTGGCATTTTAAGTTCTCCTTTTTCTTTTTAATGATTTTACGTTTCTTGGCTTACCCTTACTTGGTTGTCCTAAAGCAACTTTCTGTCTAACCCTACTACGTTTTTCTGCAGATGTTAATTCTTTTGTTGTTTTAGGTGTCTTAGAACTAATTCTTTTACTTGGTCTACAATAAGGTGTTCCTCTTTTTTCACCCTTTTTTCTTCCACATTTCTTTCCTGAACGAACATCTTTCCAGTCCTCTTTAAACCATCTTTTTAGTGCTAACCCTGCTTTTGTTTTTCTTACAGCCATTATGCACGTTTCGTTTCTTTTCTTTTCTTATTCATAATAGCCCCACAACCTCTTGCTATCTTTGGATTGCTAGATGGTCTTTTTGCTCCCATATAACCACCAAGAACTTTTTTCTTTACCTTAGATTTATTACCATAATTTGCAGCACCAACTTTTCTACACTTAGCTATCGAACCACTAGCATAAGCAGAAGGAAATACTTTATACCGTGCTTTTACTTTTCTATAACAAGCGTCTTTAGGCACTATGCTTTTCCTTTCTTTACCTTTTTCTTCTTTTTAAGTTTTTTAAAATCTGCACCTGTAATCTTATCTCTAGGTGGTGCTATTCTGGCTAGTTTCTTTTGTTTCGAAGAATATTTATTTAATGGCATTTTCTTTTTCCTTTTCTGAGGTGCTTTAGTAATCTGCTGTCGCATGGAAGATCTTGCCATAACCATTAGAATATTTTCTCCAAGACTGCCACGCCAATAATAACGCCATATAAACCCCAAACTCTACCATCTAAAGATTTAAGTTTATCTTGAATCTCTGCGTATCTTTTATCACATTGAGCTTCATGTTTTTCTAATAGTTTTAAAACGTCTGCTGCTTTCATTAACACTTCCACCTTCTTCTAGCTTGTCGTAAACGACTATTAGGGTTCTTTGCTGCTTTAGGAAACTTCTTCATTTGACCAGCACTTCTTGCACAAAAAGACTTTCTTCTCTTCGATGCTTTACTGCCTTTTTTTACTTTTCCAGTAACAGCCGTCTTTAATTTACTTCCAGGATTGGCTCGTCTATAGGCTTTAACCCCTTTAGTCGTCATTCCTGCTCCAGATTTAGTAGAACGGAAATTACCAGACTTAACTGAAGTCTTTATCGCTTTTTCTTTTCTTTTCTTCTTTTCAGCCATTAAGATAAAAATAAAGTTAACTTATTTCCTGAACCTGTAAAGCCATGAATGTAAGCACCGTTCTCTGCTAATATCCCCTGATCGGGGATATTTAAAGTATGTAATCCTGTAGGAAAACTTTGAAGCAATAATGTTGCTCCACCTGACCCATCTTTTATTGTTAACACACCAGCAGAATTACCAAATATGACAACTTGTCTTATTCTAGAACGTGCTGAACCTAAAACAGCAGCACTATCACCCTGATTAATGTTAAATGCCTTGGTGTCTGAACGACCTGACATATAAACCTCCTATGCTATTTGGACATATTCAATAATAAATGTAAAAGACCCTGCTGTTGTTGCATCAACAGTATTAGTGATGTTACAGAAAATAGTTCTTGCTGTGTCTGTGTACTGAACAGAAGCTGGAGCAGTTGTACCACTTTGTGTCTGTGCCACCAATGTTGTAGTTGTGACGTTATGTTCTACTACAGTTGTACCACCATCTAAAA